GGAGGTATAAGTCTTGTGATCTTTGATGAAGTAGCTTACATGGATAAAGAAACTTGGGACACAGTAAGGCCGATCCTATCAGATAATAAAGGTAAAAGTCTTATGATCAGTACTCCTAATGGGATAAATTGGTTTTATGAGTTGTTTGAAAATGCTAAAAAGAAAGATGATTGGGTAGTATTTCATTATCCTACTGAACAATCTCCTAGAATAGATCCTAAAGAATTAGAAACAGCAAGAGAAGAACTAGGATCACTTGTATATGCACAAGAGTTTTTAGCTGAGTTTACAGAAGTAGGACACATGTTTAAAAGAGAGTGGTTTAAGTATTTTGAGGTTATAGATCAAGAAGATCCAGAATATATTTTAGGAGATGAAGTAGTTAAGCATAGTGATCTAAGTATCTTTGGAACTATGGACACTGCATTAAGTACTAAAGAAACTGCAGATTACTCTGTAATAATGACAGTTGGATCAAGTCCAAGTGGTAAGCTATTAGTCTTGGATGTTTTCAGGGCTAGACTAGAGGCTCCAGAACTACTACCAAAAATTGAAGCAATGATCAATAAATGGAATATGTCATGGTTGGGAGTAGAGGACTCTAGTTTCGGTTTAGGAATTATTCAGATGGCAAGAAGATCAGGACTACCTATTAGGAATTTAAAAGCTGATAAAAGTAAAACTGCAAGAGCAGTTCCTGCTGCAGCTGGTACTGAAAATGGTAGTATATGGTTTTTGAAGAATGCTAATTGGCTGATAGAATTTGAGAGAGAATTGACTAGCTTTCCATCTGCTGGCTCGCATGATGATCAGGTAGATGCTCTTGCTTACGCAGCAAGATTTGGAATAGTTAGGAAAACGAATTGGAGTGTAACCTAGATGGGTTTGACAGATAATATTAGAGGTTTCTTTAGACAACAGGGATCAGATACAGAACAGAAGAGTTATGGACAAGTCCCAACAAGTCAGATAGTTTTTCCATTTAATACAGATGCAGGGTTTTATTCTGGTGTAAATCAGATGAGTCCAGAGGGTAATTCAGCAGCATTAGCATGTCTTAATGTTTTAGGAACTGCATTCTCTGAGCCACCTTTAGAAGTTTATGTAAAGACAGATGAGGGATTAGAGTATATACCTAATCATCCAGCAAGTGAATTGTTGAAGAATCCTAATCCTAATATGAGTTCTAATCTTTTAAATAACTATATTATGACTTCTGTAGCTGTTTATGGAGATGCATTTTTACTTAAACTTAAAAACGATTCTGGATCTGTTGTTCAGTTAGTACCTCTTTTACCTGATATGGTAGAAGTTAAAGGAAACAACGAACAATTAATTACAAAGTACGAATACAAACAAAAAGGTAATACTTTATCTATACCTCCTGAAGATATGATCCATTTAAGAGAAAGAATAGATCCTAGAAACCACAGAAGAGGATTAGCTCCTCTTAGATCTGTAATGGTAGAAGTATTAGGAGATGCAGCGGCATCACAAATGGGAGCAGCTTTAGTTAAGAATACAGGTGTTCCAAGTGTTGTTATATCTCCAAAAAATGATCTATCTATGACAAGTGATGAGGCAGAGAACATAGCAGAAGTATTTGGAAGAAGATTCGGAGGAGAGAATAGAGGTAGGCCACTTGTGATCTCAGGTGGAGAAGTTGATATACAAACTCTTTCTTTTAGTCCGAAAGATCTAGAAATAGGAAAACTTAGATATATTAATGAAGAAAGAATATCTGCAGTTTTAGGCGTGCCAGCAATCCTTGCAGGACTCGGATCAGGACTAGAACGCGCAACTTACAGCAATGTAAGAGAGTTAAGAGAGTTCTTTACAGAACAAAAATTAATACCTACTTGGAATCACTTCGCTAATGAATTTACAAAACAATTATTATTACAAGATTATGAGTCTGATCCTAAGTATTGTTTTAAATACGATCTATCAGATGTAAGAGCTTTAAGTCAGGATGAAGACGCTACAATGCATAGGATTACTGAGGGTTTTAATGCAGGTTTCGTAACAGTAAACGAAGCTAGGACAGCAACACAACTACCTCCACTAGACAATGGAGATTATTTTGTAAGAGGTATGACTTTAGCGGAAGTTCCAACAGATGGCGGAGAAGTAACAATGTATCACAATGGATCTGGAACTGAAACTGAGTACTCTTCTGATGAAGAAACTGTAGAAATTAAAGAAGATCTAAAAGAAGATATAGAGGTTAAAGTAGAAAAAGTTCCTAGTTACATACAAAAGAACGCAAAAAGAGGATTAGATCTTCTTGAATACGCTGGAGATGGTCTTACAGACAAAACAAAGAGAGAGGCTAGAGAGATGGCTAGTGGAAAGATTTCAGATTCTAAAGTAGTCAGAATGGCCGCATGGTTTTCAAGACATGAGGGAGATCTAGACTCAGAGAAAGCAGATGACTACTTAGAGGGTAGATCAGATAAGCCTACAGCAGGCCAAGTAGCTTGGTTATTGTGGGGAGGAGATATATCTAAATCTAATAAGATGAGGGCATATAATTGGGCAAATAAAGAAGCTGAAAAAGTTAAAGAAGAAAAATCAGTAGAGTTTGATCTGTATGGATGGGAGGAGCCAACAACTAAGTTTCTTGGACTTCCAACAGTAAAACATTATAAATCTGAACAAGATAAGAAAGAACTTTGGAAAGCTATTAATAATTTAGAAAATGTTTGGATGGATTATATGAGTAATGTCTATAGTAAAGAGTTAAACAGACAGAGAAGAGGACTATCTAAAGTTGCTAGAGGATCTATAGACTTACAAACACTTCAAACTAATGTAGATATATTTTTAGATAATTCAAAGTTTGATAAAGAATTACTACCTCTTTTTTATAGTATTGGAGATGATTTTACTGTAAGGACTTACGATAACTTATTTCCAGCAGATAATAATTTTAAACAGGCTGATCCTGTTGATCTTGATGTAAGAATAGATCCAGAAGAAACAGTAAGAACAGTATTTACTACAGTTGCAGCTTTACTTCCAGAGGGTAGATCAATAAAAAAAGTTGTTGAAGATGGTTTTTACAGAGGTCAAAGAGAAGTACCTGTAGCAGCTAGATCTTTATTTGAGGATGGACAAGCAGCAGGTTTTATACAGGAAAACGCTAAAAAAGTTATGAACGATCTAAACAATACAACTAAAAAAAGAATTGCAACAATAATAGAAAAAACTATAAAAGAGTTTGAAGAACTAGGAATAGTAAATCCAATAGCTAATACTCCTAATGGAGATAAGTTCTTTAATCAATTAGCTAAGGATATTAATACTGTTTTAGGTGGTCAGAACTTAGGAAGAGCTAAAACAATAGCTAGAACTGAAGTAGGTAAGGTTAGTTCTTGGAGTCAAGAAAGAGCAGCTAAATCCACAGGAAAGACACTAGAAAAAGAGTGGTTAAGTGAAAGAGATGACAAAGTAAGATCTGCACATTTTGAACTAGACAATCAAAGAGTTCCTCTGAATAGTTTTTATCTGTATAATGGAATTAAGTTAGACAGGCCAAGAGATCCTAACGCACCGATAGGATTAATTGCAAACTGTAGATGTAGTGAAACTTATATAGAGGTAATAGATGAGTGAAGTAAAAAGGCCAGAAGATCTTAGTTTTAAAAATGCTCCAATAGAGTTAAAAGAAGAGGGAGGAAAAAGATATTTAGAAGCTGTATTTTCTTTGTTTGATACTATTGACTCTGATCAAGATGTTACAAAACAGGGAGCTTTACGATCTGGATATACAGGTAACAAAGTTCCTCTAGTATGGAATCATGATTGGTCTAAGGTTATTGGAAGAGGAATTATTGAAACAGATAACCAAAAAGCAGTATTCAAAGGTTATTTCCTAGATACTGAGGCTGGTAAAGAGGCTTACGAAACAGTAAAAGCCATGTCAGATATGCAACAATTTTCTTATGGTTTTCAAGTTATGAAATCTAGTAAGGGATCACATATAGACTCTAAAGGAGAGGAAGTTCCGGTAAGAGTATTAGAAGATGTAAAAGTTTGGGAGGTTTCTCCTGTGTTAGTCGGAGCACAGCAGAACTCTTTTGTTCAAGCATTAAAATCTGGGTTAGTAGATAAAGAAGATCCAGAAGATCAAATAGATGATCACGATACAGAATTTGAAGAAGTAAAAGCACAAGTAGGACAAGATGAATACACTACACAACAAGAGGCAGCAGAAAGAGCTAAAGAGATTGGTTGTGAGGGTACTCATACACATGAAAAAGATGATGGATCTTTAATCTACATGCCATGTGCTACACATAATGAATATGTGAATCAGAAAGAAAAAGCATACAGTAAAAAGAAATGTACATACAGTAAAGATGGAA